CTATACAAAAATTCTAGAAACTCAACAACTTTCGTATAAGAAAACTTATATAATCAAGACTTACGCTTAGTGTGCTGCTCCAGCAGATCGGTCGCGTAAGCCTTCAGCTTTTCGCGGTCAGACTCAGGAACCCACACGCATATCTTGGCCAAACCCTGGGTCTTGCGCTTGGCCCACATGCGGCGCTGTCGCTCGGCGTCGGTTTTACTGGCCATCGCTAGCACCCTTTTTGGTCTACCCACCTATTGCCGTGTTTCACTGACAATAAATCGCCACTGAGGGTCGCGATTGTTAAGACTGTTTGCTTAAATAGTTGCATCCGAGTCGCTTGTCTTTTTGCATCAGTTAAATCCCTTGCTTTAACGATTGTGCCATTTCGGATGCTGTTAGCATCTTGCTTCTCTGTAACTAGATATTCGGTTTTGTGTTCTGGGTTCATTCTCTCAATCCTCTTGATTAGTCATTCTCATGCTCGATCACGAGCCATTCGCCGGTATTCAGCCGGGAACAAGCATATTGCACGCACGCAAATACCCCTTCAGAGAAATCAGGATTGGTAGTTTTTTCCCATCTCAGCTGGATATCCATTTCCCCAGCCTCAAGATCGCTCGGTTGCTCGAGGCGGCGCACCATGTCTTCCTCGGATGCGTACCCCGCATCGCGGGCGCAAAGATCGCGGGCAGCCTGCTCGCTGTTGGCTTCGTAAATGCCGAAAAATGTGCCATTGGCGCTAACTGAAAACTTTGTCATCGTCTCGTTCCTCTGTTGCGTGGTAGGCGTCTTGTTCATTTTGCTTGTTCCTGTTTTGTGATTACCCAGCCGGGGGCGATTACCGCGCCGCGTAAATCGGCGTCGCGTAGATAGGCGTCGCTCAGGTTGGCGCCGCTCAGATCGGCGCCAGTCAGATCGGCGTAGTGCAAGTCCGCGCCAGTCAGATTGGCGTCGCGCAGGTTGGCGTCGAGTAGATCGACGCCGCGTAAGTTGGAGTCGACAAGATCGGCTCCGGGTGCGACTTCATAACCGTTCACTTTCATGGTATTTCTCCGTAGGTGGTCGGCGTCTTGCCTCCCATGACCCACACTCTAGACCGTGAGATCTCACAGGTCAAGGACTTTCTCAATCAACCATCCCAGTTCGCCTGGATGGCGCCGGCGATGTACCAGTAGGCGCTATCCCTGAGCGCGTACCAAGTCGCCTGCGACCGCCCCGTCGCGGCGTGAAAGGTGAGGAAAGACCCACAGTGGTAGTGCAGCAACGCGGAGGACAGGGGGTCAGGCAACGAGTTCAGGGCCCGCTTCACGCTCCTCAGGTGCGGCGGCAGACCCGCCTCGAGCGGCACCCTAGAGCGGGCGAGCTTGCTCTCCGAGCGCCCAGGGGACTCGAGGATCCTGGCCTCGACGGTTCGGGGTGAATACCAGAGTGCATTCCCCGCCAGGCGACACTCGTCAGGGAGGGAGGCCCACTCGCCCATGGAGATCAGCTCGTCGATCAACTTGGGGATCACCTTAGGCGGCTTCGCGCGCTTGGTTGGGTTCCTCTTCGATCGGCTCACTCGGAACCCCCCGAATCCCTGACCGCCTCGAGCGATCGCATCGTCGCATGTAGCTGCGTCAGTACCGGGGACCCACACATGCCCAGCCGGGTCAGGTCAGCGATCTGGCGCTCGATCTCCCAGATCGCGATCGTCAGTCGTTGGTGCAAGGTTTCGTTCATCGTTCAGTCCTCGTGCTTGAATTTATAGGCCCTCTATAATTAGCGACCCTCTATAAATTTATAGGCCTGCTATCCGTATAGACCGCCTATAAATCTTGAACCCTTCGATCAGATAGCCATCGGATAGCGCGTCGGCGCGATTACGGATAGACCTCCTATAAGCAAACCAACCTACCACCCTACCAGCCCTACCAGGCTAAACCCCTAACCCCATATATATATACACACGTGTAATATATTTTAATTCCTTTTTCACTTTTTCTTCTTTTACGAATCTGTTTTTCCTTATAGTTGATTACTAAACTTAGTATGGTAGGTTGGTAGGAATGTCTTTTGGGGCAGGTAAGTCTTTGATTCACCGATGAAAATCACCTACCTCCCTAAAATCACCCTTAGCCTGTATCTGGAGTGGTAGTTCCCTGGTAGGTCACCCACCCGCCCCCCGATGAAAGGCCTCATAAATCTCGATGGGGGACTTGCCGATCAGATCCTTGCTCCAGATCATCGGCGTCTTCTCGTTTCGGCCGTCCACCCACTTCTGCCCGCGTAACTTCTGATACCCAAGCCCGACGAGGACGCGCCCCAGACCGCGGTCCCAGGTCTTGTAGCCCTCGGATCGCAGCTGGGCCTTGAGGGCGCTGAAGTAGAAGTAGGACTGCCCGAAGACGCCCTCCCCGGACTCCTCGATCTCGATCACCCGGCGCTGGTACTCCGGCATGGCCTCGCGTGCTGCCGCGTAGTAGGCAGGCGTCTTGACCGGCAGGTGACCGTAGGGGAACTCAGACACGTCATAGTCGAGCAGGTACTGGTAGATGTACGCGGCCCCCGGACCGTCTACCCACCGGTAGTAGTCCCGGAAGAACTTCGACTTCTCCTCCGGATCCATACCCTCGAAGGGATCCGCGGCCTCGATCACGAGCAACTTCTCGTCGTCCACGTCGAAGTGGAGGGCGTCCTGGTAATTCGAGAACAGGTACATCGAGTACAGGTTCTGCTGGGCGACGATCCCAGACCCCTTCAAATTCAGGCTCTCGACCCCACTGTTCACCAGGCGGGTCTTGAGGTCGTTGTAGAAGTCCCGGTTGTCGGGCTGCAGGACCTCCTCGATCACGAGAACCTTTTTCTGGAAGAAGTGATCACCCCAGCCGCCATCCAGGTCATTGTTCCGGATCGACTTTGCGGCCCCCTCGAAGATTCTCAACAGCGGGTAGACGCTGGACGTCTTCCCTCCCCTCGGCTTCCCGTGGGTGAAGATCTGCCATCGCAGCTTCTGATCTGGGTGCTGTACGGTGAAGGCCATATGTCCGACCACCAACCACCAGTACTCCTTGTAAAGCTTCTCCATCAGCCACAGCCAGGCACTCACGTCCCCAGACTGCGGCACCAGAGACGGCGCTCGGTAGGAGTTCGCGTACACCCTGGAGCCAAGCTGAAAGGTGTCGTCCGCAGTCGGCTGCCAACCCAAGGCGCTGGCTACGCGCTTGTTGTCACGACGGTCGAAGGCCTGGGTGGGTGTCAGTCTGGTCGGCTCCCCGTCCGGTCCACCCCCGTCGTCCCAGAACTCGAGGTGCGCGAGGGTGGCGTCGAGGGCTGGCGCCGACATCAGCGTGTCGTCGCGCCGGCGGTAGTACTTGTGCAGGCTCTCCACATAGATCAGATCCTCGAGGACTCGGTTCGGGTCCTCCGGGAGACCTGCCAACCCTGCCCCGCCGCCGCCTCTCAGCTCACGTCTGGCGGCGGCAACCGCCCCGTCCACGTCGCGCGCCCTCAGGTATCCCCGGCAGCGCGCCTTCAGGGCCTGCACGGCGCGGCTACCCTCGAGCCCCTCGAGGGCGGCGATCGCACGCACGACGGCGCGGAACCGGTCCATATCCTCAGTGGGATCCTCCGGCAGGGCGTCCAGCGACCCCTGCCACAGGTCACGCGGTCTGGGTGCCGCGGGTTCTACCTGAACCTCAGCTGGGCGAGCTCCCAGGAAGTCCACCTCCTCGCCTGCCTGGGCCGACTGGGCTTGCTCAACTTGCCCAACTTGCCCAACCGGGAGATCCCGGAAAGCCCTCCAGGCGTCGTGCTGTCCCCGGATATCGAGCTTCACCAGGAAGTCGTTGAAACCCCTGTCTCGGCAGTGCCCGTGATGACAGCAGAACTCGCCGCTGCCGTCCTCGTTGGTCTTGATCCAGGTGCCTGATTCGTCCCCGTCGGTGTGCTCCTCGAGCCAGGGACAGACGACCAGGTACTCCCCCCCACCAAGATCCTCGAGGGTGTTCTCGTTGACCCACTGCATGACCGGGGTGTTGTCCGGCCACACGCCGGCACCCTTCGGGCCACCCCTCGACTCCGGGGCGACCAGCTCCACCCCGAACAGGTGGGCAAGCTCGTCTACGCTGTAGCGCACGTCGGGCGCCCAGTGGGTCACCCGGCAGCGCCAGGGTTCACCCAGCTGCTCGACGTACTTGGCCTTGTTGTTGACCCCCTCAGGCAGCCGGCAAAGCCGGGTGACACCCTTCATACCCGGGTCGGAGCCGTCCGTCGTAAGACCCTTCGCGACCATCCCGGCGACCAGTCCCTCGAATCGCCAGACCACCATCTCGGGCTCGCCGTAGGGCATGAAGTACAACCACTGCTCGTTCCCTGGAGAGGTCTCGATCCTGCAGCTCGGTTTCGGGAAGGTGGCCGCGACGTGCCACGGGATCTTGGTCCCTACGTCGTCCACCATGACCACGTAGCCGGCCATGAAGTTTTTCCTGCGCCGGACCGCGCGGCCGTTCTCGTTGTAGAAGAGGGAGACGCAGTAGTAAGTATTGTTGCTGGGGTCCAGCTCACCGTTGGACCGACTGAAGTGGTTACCTGACCAGCAGATTCCCCTGCGGTCCTGCGGTATCGCGCTCGGGTCGTCCGGGAAGCCGGTCACGTAGACCATCCACCAGGCGCCCCCGAAGGCGGCCCGTAGGAACTCCTCGTTGGTAACGTAGAGGTTCAGCTGCTGCGGCTTCTGAAACTCCGTCGGCTGCGGTGCATGAACCGGTGTAAGCCCAGATGGTACCGCGATCGGAGCTACCCGAGGGTCATCTGCTTGATCGCTCATAGGGCCTCCCTGAGGAGCAGGCGCAGGGCCCGGTGGACCTCCTGATCGACCAGGGTCAGACCCAGGTACTCGATCAGCGGCACGCTCTTACGCAGGGCGCTGATCTGCTTCGACAGCTCGGCCTCGGACCAGCCGAGCTCGTAGGCGACCTTCTTCCGACTGGACTGCGCGGCGAGCGCCTTTTCCAGAACGGCAAGAGAATTTCCAGTGGTTTCCAAAACGGACCTCTAGTGTTCCAGTGGGGGCAAGAAGCCCTGCCCTGCCCTTAGCGTGTGCAGGTTCAGGCGCTCTTGATGGGGCTATCTCAGGAGGGATCGCCAGACGGACAAGCCGACCCCTGAACGAGGTCAGCCATGTCGGGGCGAAGGTCTGCAATCGAGACCTCACCGCCCGTCAGTCGGACGATCTGGATAGCATGCGGCAGGGATGGACGACCGCCCCGCAACCATTGAGAGACGGCGGCCTGGGAGATCCCAAGCGCCTCAGCCAGGGCGACCTGGCCGCCGCAAAATTTGATGGCCTTATGTACCGGGGAGAGTGGGGTCATGGCAGCGGTTCCAAAATATAACCTAACTAATATTCAGCATAGCACTTTACGGGTAACTCGACTGGTCGTGCGGCGGATGTCTGTTGACAGGAAGACTGGTAAAAGCTGCTCCTAAAAACCTAAACAAAGTTGCTCATGGTGGTTTTTCGGTAATTCGCTCTCCGTTGATAGCGCCCGGTTCGGGCCGGGCGAGCAACTGGAGTCCTGGTTGAGCAGACCCAACCGGAGGCGCTCAGTCCGTGCTTGCAAGATCGCCTTCACGGCTCGATACGGCGTGAACCGCTCGATATCCGGGTCGGACAACCGTGCCAGCACGTTTTGCGCAGCGTTCTGGTCCGCGTCCAACACAACCCCGTCGAAACAGTGAAACCGATCCCCTTGGCGGCGGCCCAGTAGGCATCCGTTGCGGGAATCGATTTGCGATGTGTAGGCCGGATTGACCAGAACGACCGCAGAACCTCTGCGGCTTGAAACACTATCAAGCGCTTCGGCAATAACACCTTTCGTCCAGGCCGCGAGCCGGCGGTTGATGTTCTTGCCGAAGGACTTGCCCGCCATCGGGGCGGTTAAATCTTCCGCTGCGATCACAGCGGCTTTGTCGACCACCTGATGGACCGACTGGAATACTACGTCGCGAATGCGCGCATGGGTCTTGTCCATCTGCCGATTCAGTTTCTTGCGCCCGAGGTTGAACCGGCGAATGTGCTCGCGCTTGCGCGGGTTGCGGCTGTTCTTGGCGAGCGCACGCAATTTTGACCGGCGCTGATACTTGGCTTTGAGCGCGTCGGAGGTCTCCGACAGCAGCTCGCCCAGCTCCGGGCCATGATGTTCCCCATCGGAATCGACCAGTACCTCGGAGTAGCCTTTGTCGATGCCCAAGGTGCGCGCGCCGCAGTCTTGTGTGATCTCGGCCTCGATGGCGTAGTGAACTTCGATGCGGTCATCGTCGGTGAGGATGATCCGCAGGGTGCCAGTGGGCGCGACGGTGGTATCGAGCGGGATGGCGATGCGAGAGCCTTTGATGAGGCCGGGGATCTTGATCCAGGCGCGTCCGCCGCGCTGGAAGGTAGTGTAGTTGTCCGAACGGACGATGATCTGGTTGTGGGTGTGATTGTGCCCGCGCGCCCAGTGCTTGCGCATGATCCGGCGCAGATAGGGATTGCTTGTCCAATCGTTGGCCTTGAGCGCGGTGAACAGGCGCTTTTGCTCGGCTTTGTCCTGGGTGTGGCGCCAAATGCAGCGGCGCGCCTTGACCTTGGCTGACTCCATATTGGCCGTGATGTCGCCCTTGGCATCGCGCAGGGTCTCTTTCCAGGCATTGGCCGACACAGGGAATCGGCGGCGCTCGCCCAACCAGCCATCGCGAATCTGGCGATCCGACATGCCCACGCCCCCAACGGACCCGAACTGCTGCCAGACCTCGGAGCGCACTTGACCAAGCCGACACGCCTGCTCGCGCAAGGCGGCGACCTTGCCCTTGTTCGGGCGCTTGGCGTGCAGAATCCGCGTGACCTTCATTCGCAGGCGCCCTTGGGTGGCTGGATCGGCATGTCAGGAAAATCCTCCTTGATCTGTTGTTTGTACTTGCGCATCCCGTAGAGCCGGCAACTGAAGGTATGCACGATTGCCAGCAAATCCTCGACCATCTCTTGCTCGGGGGAGAGGGAGTCCTGATTGACCACCACGATCTGGCAGCCGTTTTCCTCGGCGATGTGCGCAAACAGATCAAACCCAAAGCGCATCAGTCGGTCTTTGTGGGCAAGCAACAGCAAGCGCACTTCCCCGCGCTGAATCCGATCCACCAGAGCGAGAAAGCGCTTGCGCTTGAAGTTCATCCCGCCGCCGATCTCTTGAATCCACTCATCCACCGCGATCCCCGCGCCCAGGCAGTAGGTTTCCATCGCGCGAACCTGAGAGGCGAGATCGTCTTTTTGTCCCGCGCTGGAGACCCGGCAATACACCACCACGTCCCGCGCCTTGGGCGCACCGCCCAGCATCAAGCGCACGTCGGACTCATCGAAATACCGATGCCCCGACGGCAGGCGCTTGGCCTGCAACTTCCCCTCGCGCTCCCAGCGCCGGATCGTCTGTACCGACCGTCCAATGCGCTTGGCAAACTCCCCGATGCTGTATCTGCTGCTCATACTGCGCAAGTATAGACAGCTTTAGGGATAAATCAAGCAACTGGTAAAAGCTCCACTGGCGAAACTTCGACGCCTGTCCTCTCCGTCGACACGATCCCGCTTTCCCAGGTGGCCACTCGGCGAGGCTCGCTGCGTGCGGTAGAGACAGGCTCTGACACAGCAGAAATCAGTCAGGGTGCAGGAGGACTCGTTCTAATGACCGTCTACGCGGACGCGGTAAGAACCCGAGACGAAGCACAAGACCGATGGGACGTGGAGTGGATCGAGGGCGACGTCCCCGAGTTACCAGTACCCTGGACAGTCTTCTCTTCCCGCAACCTCTCCCCAGAACACTGTCGGGTGGTCCAGGTCATGGGTGACGCCATGTCCCCGGAGCTGCGCAACGGTGACCTGGCGATGATCGACACCCGCCAGACAAGACCCGTCGACGGTGAGATCTACGCCGTGCTGGTCGAGGACCAGGTTGTCTTGCGCCGGCTATACCGTCACGTCGGTGGTCTCGAGATGCGCGGCACCGACCCCGGGCTACCCGCCTGGCGATTCGACAACGCGGACATCGCCGGTCAGGTCGCGCAGGTGCTCGGTAAGGTCGTATACCGGGCCGGCTGACCCACCACAGCACCTTAATCGACCCGCCAGGGATACCCCTGAGCGGGTTTTTTTCTGTTCAGTAGTACTACCCGGAAAACTTTTTCACCCGCTAAGTCGTTGAATATTAAGCGGAAGGTAATTTTTTGCCGAAAAATAGCCGTTAGGTGTTGCAAAAAAATATAACTTAACTAATATTCGAGTTGTGCTTCGGCACACAGACCAGACCAAGACCACGGAGACCACGACCATGACCGCTTCCCTTTCCCTCTACGACGTCAGCGACGACGCCGCGCTCGCCGACTCGATCGGCCGCGCACGCGCCGAGCTCGACTCGGCCAAGAAAACTCTCGAAGGCCTCGAGCTGATCGCCAAGAACACCGGCCAGGCCGTCCTCGAGGGCGACGCCTACCGCGTGAGCATCAGCCGCGTCGAACGCAAGACGGTCGGCTGGAAGGCGATCGCCGAGAAGCTCGGCGCCTCCCGCCAGCTGATCACCGCCCACAGCAAGGCCGCGGTCTACGACGTCGTCCGCTGCTCGGCGCTGCGCAAGTAACCCCAACCCAGCAGACCACGCCGGCCTACGGGCCGGCAGGAGACCACAACCATGAGCCTTCTCTATTCACAAGCCAACACCGACGTCCGCGGCCTGCACGCCGTACAGACACCCGCGCCGCGCGGTCGCTTCCACCACCCGTACCCC